ATTGTAAAAAAAGACTAACAATTATTTTTGATGTTGATGGAATTAATCAGGAAATGCATTCAAAATATCGTCAAAATACTAATTTAAAAAAAATATTATCAAACATAGAATCTATATCTTTAACACCAGCAAGAATATTAATACATGTAATTGTGTTTAAACATAACCAAAATTATTTAGAAGATATAGCTAAAATGGTGAGAAGTCATGGAGTGCATAAAAAAATAATATTTGAAATGTCTTCTAGATTTAAGAATGATAAACACTATTTTATTAATGGACAATATGAATTAGATTATTTAGAAAAAGCTACAATAAAAGAAAATAATATATTAAATATTAGTGGAGAGTGGGAATTTAGAAATGAAAATGGAATTACTATTATGCAAAATGAAAATTAAATGAAACCAAAACATGATATAGTTTGTGAATGGATGAACCAGTGGAAAAATTCTAGATTATTGATTAATCCCGATGGCCAAGTGTTACCATGTTGCTATTTAGCCAATCTTATATATTCAAATAAAAATCATGCTATCCATTCGTTATTAAAGCAATATCAAGATTCTGCAGAAAATTATAATATTTTTAATAACGAATTAGATGAAATAATAGATGGTAAATGGTTTCAAGAAACTTTACCTAATAGCTGGATATCAGATAATCCTCACCCAATGTGCCTTCGACAATGTTCTAAAAAATAACGGTTTACATTTGATTAATAATGTGGTATAATGTTTACATAATGAAAGGAATCAACCATGATTTTAATTGACTTCTCAGGTATCTCGATTGCTCCTGTTGCTATGGGTTTAGCAGGGGCAGATGAAAACTTAATCCGTCATATGATATTAAACTCTATACGAATGTATCGTCAAAAGTTTAAAGATAAGTATGGTGAGATTGTTATCGTAACAGATGCCGGTGGTAATTGGCGCAAGGAAGTGTATCCCGAATATAAAGGTAAACGCAAAGAGTCTCGTGAAAAATCTAAAATCGATTGGGAAGAAGCTTTCCGTTGTATCAATTTAGTTCGTGAAGAATTAAAAGAAAATTTTCCGTATAAAGTTATTCATCAATATGGTTGCGAGGCTGATGATGTTATTGCTGAAATCGTAAAAAATACTCAGGAATTTGGTAATCATGAAGAAGTAATGATTGTATCCGCTGATAAAGATTTCCGTCAGCTTCAAAAATATAGTAATGTTCGTCAGTGGTCTACACATACTAAAAAATTTGTAGATGAACCAAATCCTCGTCTATATCTTCAAGAGCATATATTAAAAGGTGATCCCGGTGATGGTGTTCCTAATGTATTATCGGATGACAAATGTCTCGTAGAAGGCCGCCGCCAAGGTGTATTATCATCTAAGAAAAAAGCAGCTTTATTGGATGATCCTAAAGCTCTAGGTGAAGATGTTTATAGAAATTATCTTCGCAATAAAAAAATGATTGATTTAACAGAAAAGTCAGAATGTCCTCAAAAGATTAAAGAAGAGATTATAAATACTTTTGAGTCACAAGATCAATGGGCAAATAAAAGTAAAGTATTCCCGTATCTTGTAGCTAAACGTTGCAGAATGTTACTTGAAAATATACAGGAGTTTATATAATAATGATAAGTGATATAATTAATGATGTTATAAAAGCAAAATCTAAAAAGCAGAAAATCGAAATATTGAGAAATAAAGAGACTTGGGCACTAAAAGATATTTTAAGAGGGACATACGACACTAGTGTCCAATTTAATATCCCAACTGGCGCCCCTCCACCATTTCAAACAAATGAAGGCTACAATGCACCATCCAATCTTTATAAAAGACATAAAGATTTTATTTCGTTTGTTAAAGGCGGACCAGGCGATAGTATGCAGAAAGTAAAAAGAGAAAGAGCTTTTATTATTTTGTTAGAGTCAGTTGAACCCCCCGAAGCAGAATTAATTATTAATATGATAAATAAAAAACCAATAAAAGGAGTTACTAAAGCAGTAGTAAAAGAAGCCTTTCCGAATTTGATACAGGAATAACTATATGATGCTGAACAAATATACTTAATAGATTTAATAGGCAGTTCTTCCTCTGGGAAGTCTGCCTCTTTTTTTAGGAGAACTAAAATGGTTTTACATAACAATCAAATAGCAAAATTACAAAAAGATTCTACTGAGCTCAAAGCTTATGTAGAGGAAATAAAACAAAAGGGTGACCATTCTTTAGCTAAAAAACTAGAATCAAAAAAAGTATATTTAGATCAGAAGATATATGAATTAGAGGATATGGTGGCATAATTCCTTACAGGAAATAGTATATAAAAGGAACAATTAGTTTTGTTCCTTTTTTTATTTGTATAAATATAGTAAAATGGTTTAGCAAATTATCGGATGGGGTAGACATGAAAACTTTTAAACAGATGAACGAAGATATTCAACATCAGAAGAATGTAAATGAGAGTATCGCAAAAAGAATCAAGCAGGCTATAGCTGGATTTAAAACCAATCCGGCCGATCCTAAAAAACATGCTGCTACATTAGATAAGATAGCTAAAAGAGCCAAAGCCCAAGATGCTGAACATGAAAAAGCAAAAGCTGCTTTGCGTGATAAAAGTAAAAGTAACGCCAAAGAATTAGCGGACTTAAAAGGGTTAAGCAAAGGTTATAATATTTCCAAAAAAGGTAAGCCTGATAATCCAAACTCGATGCGACCTAAGGGTAAACACGGATCATTCTTTGATACTACTGCGGAACATAATCCCAATAATAAAGGCTCAATGGCGCCCCATCCTAAAGGAGATTGGGTAGATGCTGCTGGAAATACCGAAAAGCATACTCGTATAGCGCATCGGTCGAACCATTTAGGTCCAAGTTGGGTCTCTGCTACAGAAAATAGACTAAACGACCCGGCAGACAAAGAGCGCAAGAAATACCACGGTAATAATGATGCTGAAGAACGCGTAATTACTATTAAAAAACATATAGCCGCGCTTAAAAGACATGACCCAGAAGCAAAAGAGAGACTAGCTCATGCTGAACATACTTTAAAACTTCATCATGATGCTCATAAAGCTGCTGGCGCTCATCTAGACACTCATGGAGAACATAAGTTTACAACTTCAAATTATGGCCATTATCATGATCATCATTACGGTAACGGAGAGAAAGATCATCATTATGATGAAATGGAAAAGCATAAAAAAGCTGAACAAAAGAATCCTGCTGAAACACATATAGATAATGCAAGACTAGGATATGATCATACACATTATGATCATCCAAATCATGAAGAAGAAACATCTGCTGACGTTGCAAATATTCCTAAACATGCTGCTACTTTTCATAAATTAGCTAAAACTGCTACCGCGGCTCATCATGCTTATAATAAAATGGTTGATAGTCAGAAAAAAGCTGAAACTGATCTTCCGAAAGGTACAAAGAGTAAAACGGCACTTAATAAGAAAGCTGCTTACAATAAAGTTGATGTCGAGAAAAAATCTGATAATTATAAAAAAGCAATCGAAAGCGTAAATCCAGAACATAACGAAATAATTAAAAATTTAAAACATGTCAATAAAGATAATGATCAAAAAGAAATGGATATTTAATAAAGGCTTTTTAAATGGGAAGTTATTCGAGAAAAAGATACGCAACTGAATCGGCTAGCTTTCCAAAAAGTGCTAGTTCAGCGCCAGGCTCATATTCATATCCAACTTTTGCTGATTTACCAGCTTCTGGTTCTACACCCGGAAATACAGCTTTTGTTGTAGCAACAAATAAATTATATATTTGGAGCGGTGTAGGATGGTACTTAATCGCTACTGTTACAAATGCATCTCCAACTGCAATTACTGGGGTTAGCGATACATATGCACTTGCGACAGATGGAACCGCCACAACTATTACAGCAGTTTCCACTGACCCAGAAGGATTCTCTTTAACATGGTCCTATGCAGTATCATCTGGATCATTAGGTAGTACTGCTACGGTATCTCAAGCAGATAACGTATTTACTATTACACCTTCAACAGATATCGCAAATGTTGGAACTTTTAGTTTAACCTTTAGTGTGACTGATGGTATAAATGGAGTTGTTAGTGCAGTAAGTTCGTTTACATTACAATTTTCTGTAACAAATTCAAGATATAATGTGCTGTCAGTTAAAGCAACTGCAGCTGGTTCGAACCAAACCTTTGACGATGCATCCACTTCAAATCATACGATTACTGTTGCTGGTAACTCAACAACATCAACATTTAGTCCATATCGTCATGGTGGATATTCTGCATATTTTGATGGTAATGGAGACTATTTAACATTTCCATATAGTACATCAACCGCAGAATGGTGGAATGACGATTTCACAATAGAGGCTTGGGTTTATTACACAAGTTTCACACAAAGTAGTGAGGGCCGCCCGCATGTAATAAAACATGGTGATGTAGGTAGTACTACCGATTATTGGTCATTTGGTGCAATATCAAACGGTACTTTATTATTTTACTATTGGAATGGTAGTGCAATAGCAACTTGTGTTTCTACATCAACATTATCACTTAATACTTGGCATCATATTACAATGTGTCATGATGATTCTGATAATGAAATAAATTTATATTTAGACGGAGTGAATGTAAAAACACATACAGTATCAGGAACCCCTCAAAGTTCATCATCTTCAACTATGATAATAGGTAATAACACTTCATCTTATTTTACAGGGTATATGAGCAATCTTAGAGTAATAAAAGGAACTGAGGTTTATACTACTAACTTCACACCACCAACTGCACCACTGACTGCAATTACAAACACAAAATTCTTACTTGGCAGTCTACCTTATTTCAAAGATCAATCTACATCAAATAATGCAATCACTCTTAATGGTAATGCATCTTTAAGACCAAAATCTTTGTTTGATAATGCTCCATATTCAGAAACCTCTCATGGCGCGTCTGTGTATTTTGATGGTACTGGTGATGCAATTCATTTTAATGCTGAATCAGACTTTGCATTTGGTACTAATGATTTTACAATAGAATT